GCTCGTCAATGATGACGGCCAAACGCTTTTTGGATACAAAGTCGAACAAAAAATCTGCCGAGTCACTGTGAATATTTACGCTGCTGACGGATCGCAGATTGCGGAAAGCTTAGACAACCAACTCAAACTTTTTGGTGGACCTGCGAAGATTGGCAGGGGCGGCATCTTCATTACTTGATTGGCCCAAAGCCGCTTTAATTTCTTTAATCAGTCGTGCGGAAAGTTTCGATTGCGCGAACACCGTGTTGCCAGTGAAGTTCATCATATCATCCGCGCTCATTTCGAGTTTGCTGTCGCTGTCCGTGATAATAATTGCGTTGCGGATTTCCATTTCAGTCTCCTTGCATAAAGTTCGTCAGATATTACTGAATTTTGTCAGATGATCAATTCGCCTCCATTGTCAGCGACAGGCTCAGCACCGTGCATGGCAACGGTGCCTGACCGGCCAGGCACAGTCTGGTGTCCGTGTCCCAGGTGCCGGGAATGCAATAGGACTGGGCGTCGTAGGTCTCCAGCATCACATTGGCACCCAGCGTCTCGCCCTGCACCGACAGCGGCAGGTAATCCATGGCGTCAAACGTCTGACCTGCCCTGATGCCCCTGATGTGGGTCTTGTACAGAATCGGCGCCACGTCCCGGAGCGTTTTGCGCCGCGACAGCGGTGCGCCGTCTCGAACCCCGTAGGCCAACTTGGCCGAGCGCCATTGCCAGTCATATGCGAGCCCGGCAACTACCGTGCCACTGACAGGTTCCGGCAGCGTGATCTGGCCCGCCGAGACTGTGAACGTGGCCGGTTCATCGCCATCCATGACCGCGTTTCCCGCGGCCCACACCACCACCTGCGCACCTTCCAGGTGGGACAGGCCGGTTACCGTGTCAGATGCGGCCAGGGTCCGGGTGACGTAGCTGTCGGCCATGTAGTTGTGGATGCCGCCCTGGGCCTGGGTGTCATAGGCGAGCCGTTCCACATAGCGCCTGGTCGCGCCATTGACGGTGCGCGCAACCACCATGAAAACATCGTCGTCTTCCACGTTGGGTAAGACGGCCACGTCTTCAATCAAGCCGTCTGTCTCGAAGGTGAACCATGACAGGACGTCTTCGGAGCGCTCATAGGTCAGCATCGCGCAGGTGCCGTCATTCAGCACGAACCAGATGCGGGTATCGGGTTGGCGCTGCACGGCCAGCAGTTTGACGCCGGCGCTGAGCACGGTCGGGTGAAACCGGCTGATTTCCGATGATGAATAATCCTGTGCATCGATGGTATAGGACAGATCATAGGCTCGTTTGCCTGAACGCTGCACGAACACCGCAGAGCGATCAATCTTGATCGCCTGCACATCGGCGGAGCCTTGCGTGGAGGCATCCTTGATGGAAAAATTGGACGGCGTCATCGGTTCGTCAAATGATGAGGACCTGCCAACCGGTTCGGCACCGGATGTTCCAATGCACAGCCGGGCCAGACCGAGTATCCAGTTGACTGCGTTCACGGCACCGGTTGCCACGGACCTGATCACCGGTCCGCTGTCGCCTGTTTCTTCCAGGTCAAAACTTTCAAAACCGTCCGAGACGGACCCGAACAGTTTGTCGGCGCCGCCCCACCACAACCTGCCCTCAAACAACGCAACCGCAGACGGCCAGCCGCGCAAGGTTGAAAACTGGCCCTCCGACCAGTCATTGGCAACTTCGTCAGCATGAATTCTGGACATGACCTCGTAGTCCGCTGATGTGGTCGAGTTGATGGCGGTGATCAATACATACCCGTCACCGCCCCCACCGCCTGAGTATGTCGCGGTAATGACTGCGGTGCCTGAGGTATAGTCGTCTGAATTGAATCCGAGCCTGCACAGGACCACAGTGTTCGCAGCGCCCGGTGTTCTGGTAATGCTCTGATTGGCTGTATAAAACTCAACCCGCCGCCACGTCTCTCCGTCATCTTCGGATATCTGCAGTCCGATGCGCCCGACCCATGTACCGGTAATCGAGATGACGACATCGCGTTCTCTTGTGTCGTCGTTGTTACCATCGGAATCAATATCATACCTGGAGTTTCCCGACACCCGGATGGTGTCGGTGTACCTGTCAGGTCCAGATAGAGACGCTCCCACAATGGTCTGCTGATGGGTAATCCGGAACACCGACCCCACGTGACCGGACTTGAAAAACGGCGCCGACGCCGTGAGGGTTCCGTTTCCGGTTCTGGCGTCAGGTGTAAGCGTCAGGTCCGCAGTCTTGCCTCTGAACGGGCCGTCTACAAACTCATAATCCGTGAATGACCAGGATGTTTGGGCCCGGCGCTCGATCCGCTTCGGCTGATACGCCTGGTCGGATGATGTAGCAAAGATCACATCACCGGACTGCGAATATCTCAACTTGAACAGATCGGCCGCATCCCACGATGTTTCAAGTTCCATGACGCCTGAGGTGGCAATGGAGACATCGGATACAATGCGTCTTGCTTCGCTTTCCGCGGAGAGCTGAATGAAATAGGTGCCGGACACCGGTGTGAAGGCAATCGAGTGAAACCCGGTTTTCAATTCGGTCTCGGCTATGTACTCATCGCCGCCGTCGCTGGAGCCGCAGCGGAATTTCACCGGACCGCGCTCAACGGTAACCTCAATGGCATGTTCGGTATTCTGATCGTCACCGGACACCGTGTCGGAGCGCTTGGCAAGTGTCGTCGCACCCCTGTCAGGCGTTTGCAGTGTCAGCACACCACCGGAGATAGTTGACACGCCGCCGCCTGTCGTCGTTAGCGTCCAGCCGGTTGACGCGCCAAAATCCCCATTTGTCACCACGGTCGACACAGCAGCCCTTGAAATCAGGTCACCGCCGACCCGAACCCGCAATTTGCGGTCTGACAATTCCACAAGGGCAGTGTCTGTTGCGGAGAAGATGAACGGTATGTTGCGCGCCTCACCATCGCCGTTTGTTGACGACAGATAGGCAAGCCCGGGTCGGGCGGCCATCGGCCCGATCACACGCGGGAAACAGTTCTTCATGACCTCGGCCGAGATGCGCATGCGCGACAGGTCAACGCGGCCCAGCGCCAGTGGCGACACCTCACCGCCGTTCATGGCGAACAGATAGGATTTTTCGCGCATCACGCCCGCCTGTAATCAAGGCTCGAGCGATGGTTGGAAAACCGGCCCGTCATCCAGCGTCCCGGCCGGGTGGCCTGTGTAGGCTGCTGCAGGGCTTCAAACGTGTTGGCCCTGCCCAGCGCCACGGCCTTAAGCGACATGAGATTGCCCTGCAGTTCGGAAGAGCCTGTCAGTTTCGGTACGATACGGCAGGCGAGTTCCGTGCACGCTGCCTCGGTGAGGCGTTCGGGCCATTTGCCCAGGTCAAGCCCGTATGCAGCATCACGGGACGTGTAGCGCATATAGAGCGGCGTCACGTCCGACCACAGGTACCCGCCCTCTATCAGGTAGGCCCTGCCGGCTGAGTGGTAGTCCAGTGGCGGGTCCAGGGTTTCAGAGGCAGACACCACATATTTGCGCACGAAATCCGACGGTATGTCATGGGCATGAGCATAGCCGAATGCCGGTGTGACACTGGCGTTGACAGTGATCTGGGTGGTGCGCATGGCATGGGTCCAGAAACCCGCTTCCATGAGAAACTGCAGCATGGGCGCATAGTGAATATCGCACAATCGGCGGGCTTCATTGTTTTCGCTCAGCGATGTCACCGGCGTCTGCTTGCAGTGCAGAATGGCGCGCTGATAAATCTCCAGCTTACTGGTTGCCATGGTTTACGCCGCCGCCTGGCGGTTCATGGTGCCGAGGTGGGTATCAAGCGCACACTCCGCATCAACCCTGGTGGTCAGTCCGGCAAACAGGACAATGCCGTCGGGGTCGACCACCCGCCAGCCGTTCTGGCCATTGGATTCGATCGTGTGCAGGCCGCGCAGGCGTTCGATCTCCGGCCGGCCCAGCGCCTTGATATCATATTCCACATGCCGCACCACCGCGACGCGCAGGTAATTGCGCCCTGCTTCCAGCACCCTGAGATCAGCCTCCCAGCGCAGGCGCTGGTCAATACAGGTGAGCAGCGATTTCGGTGTCACCCGGGCCGCGTGATGTGCCCAGTAGGAAGGCTTGCAGATGTCATCCAGCAGGTCACCTTCGGGGATCTGCACCATGAACCTGCTTTCAACATGGCTGGCCAGTTGAAACACACTGTGACCATTGGGACACGTTTTGACAAAAGCGGTTGCATCGGTGGCAGCTACATCGTTTGCAACCGGATTCGAGACAGGTTTCTTGACCATTTTGCAATATGTTCCTTGTGGTTGAAATGCAAAACGGGGCGTGGATCCGTTCAAGAACCACGCCCCGTATCGGGCATCAGATTATGTATCGGGTTATCCGGTCAGCTTGGCGGCAGCCGGTACTGAAGCTGACCGCCTGCACCCGGCGCTTGCTGCCTGAGATTGTCCAGCACAAACCGATCCGTGAACGTGCCGCCACTGGTGTGCATGGTCATGTTGGCGACCGGGGTCAGTTTACCATCCGTCAGGGTATATTCCACTTCGACATACACCTTTTCAATATCACCTTCGCGCAAGCCGGGGCGTCTCGGCTGGGTGAACGCCCACCGGTTTACATCTATGACAAACTGAGACAATGAGGCGGTTGAGCAAGCCACAACCCCGAGGCTCGGGTACCCGGTGATACTGATTGAAACACGTCTGCCGGTGCCTCTTTTCGAGACCTTGCCCTGTGCATGGCTGACGTGACACCGGGTGGCCGCCGGAAAACCGTCCAGGGTGAGTTCGTAATAGCGTTGCGGCGGCGGGTATCTGCCGACATTGGCGGGCAGTGCGCCATTCGCCGGAGGCGGGTTGCCTGCAAAGTTTCCATTGTTTCCGCTGTCGGCGACACTCGCCGGTGTCTCGTCATCGCCGAACAACGACAATCCCGAGCTACCACAACCGGCCACCAGGCCACACAACGCACTTACAACTGCAAATTCAAGAACACGTTTCATGGGACCGACTTTGTAACAGACTGACAATACACGCAACGGCATTTGTTGTGTGTGCACCGCTAATAGCGGCTGTCATTGGCATTAAAGAGGCAGAAGCGCCAGCGATATATGTGAAAGTTCGTTCACCGTGGCGCTGATACGCACATAAATGCGGGTATTTGTGTAAGCAGGTCAATGAGGGCAGCAGGCAACGGCCTTTGTTCGTTGCTCTATTTGTTCATAACAAGCTGATTAGAAACACTTTTTCAAGATTACATTTGCGCCGAAAACATCTTGCGATCGCTGTTCCGGCCCGGCAAACAGCCGGACCGGATATGTCGCTTTAGACCGTCAGGCCAGGATGGCCGGCGACATTGTGGCCGCACCGCCTGGCGTAACCGCAGTGACGACGTGCGTGGTGGCACCGACGGTTGCCGTGGTTTTCACATAGATCACCACGTCATTGACCTTCATGCCCTTGGCGGCACCGTCTTCGATGAAGTCGGCGGCATCCACTGCGGTGTGAATGTCGATCCCGTAGGCGAGCCAGACTTTTGGCTGGTCGCCCACGCACGGGATCACGCAGTTCCATTGTGCTGTAATATAAGCCATGTGTAATCCTTTCCCTTAAGACGCCACGATGGCGGAACCATCATGTGTCATCTGAACGATGCCGGTGTTCTGAAGCAGCTTGGCCTCGTGGTAGAGTGAGCAGCGCGACCACGACAGTTGCTGCTTGTCCTCATAGCCGATGGCCACATCCATGCCCTTGGCGTCGGCAGCATGGCCGACGGCATTGCGGTGGTACATGAAGCACAGCTCCGAACTGGTGCCGAGACCGGCGATCTGGTTGGAGACAATCCACTTCACACCGAGCCATTCATACCAACCCTGCCCCATGCTTGCGGCGGTCTTGGCATCCATGGCATTCCAGCCGGGATAGTTCACCGCCGGTTTGACAGTGACAAAGTCCGCGCTTGAGAAGGTCGGGATGGTCATCAGATAAGCCAGGAAGGCCGGCGAGATGACCGCGAACACATTGCCGTCCCACGGGACCCCGTTGTTCATCAGATAGGTGGTCGCCTTCTGCACCATGGTCAGTGATGCGGTGGCCGTTGTCCCTGTGGTAATCGTGCCGGTTTCAAGCTGTGCCAGGATGGTGGCATCGATATCCCGGTTCAAAACAGACATGGTGTTGATCTGCATGATTTCACGCTGATCACCTTGTGACTGGAAGATGTTGAATCCGGTCATCTCGATGAGGTCGTGTTTTTCCTTCAGCGTGACGGTGGTCTGTGTGTTGTTGTTGTCACGTGCGGGAATAAGACCGCCAACACCGCGAGTGACGGTCGTGCCGGATGAATCGACGATCAGGAACGTGGCCTGATTGCCCTTGGTCTGCCTTTCCTTGGTGGTTGTATCCTTGAGAAGCGATTGCCGCTGACCGAAGGCCAGAACCATCTCTTCCCGGTATTGAATCATTGGGGCTGCACCAGGCATGGTGTCCCTCCTTCAATTGATGGGTTGAATAAATGCTGGGTCCTGAACGGGTGGCCGGAAGGCGAGCGAACACCGGGAGGCCTTCGGTTCAGCGAAGAGCCGGCTTCATTTGCCTGCAGGGACGCAGGGACAGTAGCGGGTTGGTTTGGGGTCTTGACCCCGAGCTTCAACCGGGACCGCGAGTTGCGGGATGGCCGGTAAAAACGGTGTGTCGGTTAAGGGGTTGAAGGTGTCGGTCCGAGTCCCGGCACCCATTTTACCCCGCCCGCGAACGGGTCGCGCCCGTCAAACGGGTCATTATCGTCCTTAGCGACGGCCCAGTCATCCAGCGTCAGGCTGGAAAACACCTCTTCAGCCATCTGGTAGATATCATCTTCGTCGACGGCTGCAAGACTTGCCATGTGATCAGCGCTATTTTCCGGCACCATGTCGTGCAGGATGCCGTGATCCGGGTCGAGGGTCTCCGGTCCGGCGGATCCACCAAATGATGGCGCGAATATATCATCACGGCCTGGCGTGAAACGACCAGAACCAGATTGTCGGACAGGCCTCAAACCCTGAAGACTACCGCGGTCCCGCTTGCGGCTATCATGACCGGGCAAATCGACGGACCCTGCGGGAGACTGTTGCAAATCATCGGCAACTGTCACGGCGTTGTTTCCAGCTTCACCACGAACCAGTTCGACCAGTGCCTTCTTGTTCTCCTTGTCGGTGAATTTCAGGTTGCGCGCTGCACCGGAATCCACAAACTGCCGTAAACGTTCCATGCGTCCATCGTCGGACATCTGCTTTATCTGGTTCAGTATTCGATTCCGCCGGGAAGCCAGCTGCTGGAGTGTGGAGGATCGAATTGTACCGCCCCAAAAGCTGGCCAACGCACTTGATGTCAGAGTTGATAACTTGTTCGGCTCACCTTCAGGCCGGTATGAAGCTATCATCCGTTCTTCGGCAAGGGTGCCGACTGCGACGGTAATCTCCTGTAATGTCGGCTTTCGCCCAAGCGATGATTTTAACCAGCTTCCCAGGGTCATACCGACAATATTGTTCCGGTGATCCTTGTTATGTTCTCCGAAATTGTCCCTGCCCCTGAACGCTGCAACCCATTCGTTGAGGTGCCCAAGTGTGTTGGTAATTGACTGGCCTTTTTCAATAATTGAATGCGCTGAAGCTATGATGTGCTTTGGGGCATCCAGTTCGTCTTTCGTATAACCAAGCTGGTTCAGTTCATTCAGATAGGCAGCAATGTTTTCGTAAAACAGATTATTCCGTTTGGCGTAATCCTCGATGCTCATCTAATTTCCTTCAATGTCACGATAGTCCTGTTTCCGTCGGCTGGCGCAACCCGTGCTGATACACTCACAGCAGCAAGTGGCGCGCATGAGAGATCAGATTCGAACCGGTATTTTCTCTCGTCAAATTTCAGAACCAAAATCTCAAATTCACTCCGAAGCAGTATTGTATGTAAATATTCCGTCATATAATCATCGGTAACAATTTCTTTTGAGACTTTTAGTTCTTTAACTGATTTAGGATGCCCTCTGTCACAGATTTCCACCCAATTCTTACTCCTGTCTGCAAATATTTCAGACGCTTTTACATTTTCAAATTCTTTGTTCTTATAAATATAGTGATCTAATAGATTTGCCTCGAAATGGGTTTCAGAATAAAAATATCTTGATGTTTCGCTTCCCAGCAAAAAACCAACGACAAAAACAAAAACCACCAACACAAATTTACGCATCTTGGTCACACTTTCCCATCAAACGCCGGGATCGGGTCACGAGTGCCCAGGCATTGTCGTTCATTAGACTGACAGTCTGGGATCAAAACAAGAACATTGCAACTGTGAACTGGAGGAACACTGCCTTGCCTTAAGCGACGAATGGCAATTGCTCATTCACTTGCGTAGTCGCCTAACGCCGGCTCTCCAGCAGTTTACCGTATTCCACGTCCAGGCTTTCGCGCTTGTATTTTGAATAGTCGGTGGACATGATTTTTCGGATTTCCTCGATGCGGGCCTGGACATTGTGGCCGGCGGAGGTCTCGCCGGTCTGCAGCACGGTGCCGCCTTCGGTGCGTGCCATCTGGTTGATGAACTTGTTGAACTTCGGATCATCGGCCAGTCTCAGACCCTCCGGCGTGCGCGCGGTCACGAAAGACTGCCAGCTGTCGCCCAGTCTGTCCTGCATGAACTGGGCGTTCAGCTGGATGTTCTTCTTGTAATCCGCGCCCCAGTCCATCCGCAGTGTATCTTCAGTGTCTTCCTGCCGCATAGCGTCGGTCTCCGCCTGGCGCTCCATCTGCTGCAAGGCCACATCATTGGCCACAGACATGATTTTGTCCGCATGCTCCAGTGGCATATCCAGCTCGTGAAACGTGCCGCGAAACGCGTCTATCGATGCCTTGCCGAACTCGTCCAGGTCTTCATACCTGCCGTCCAGCAGGATGGGCACATCATAATCGCTGGCCGTTTGCGGAATACCATGTTCCAGCCGCCATTCGGCACGCTGTTCCTCCGTTGCTTCCGGGCCCGGCCTGAGTTTCACGTCACCGGAGCGAATACGCTGCTGAGCCGACATCAGCGCCTTTCCGACCGCATCAGGCGACGTATAGCGCTCCAGCAACCGAGCCGCCCTGGCATCACCATTGGCCATCTGCGCCCGCCAGTCATCCGGCCAGGCAGACTTGTCTGCCACCTGCTCTTCTGCGCCAGACACATCCGACCGTGCTTCGTCATAAAGCGAACCTTCCTTGCCGTTGTCCGACCAGGACTGGGTCCTGTCCTGGGCGCTCACCTCCTGCCCGGCATCGCCGGTGGCGACTGCTGCGGTGGTGTCTGAGGCAGCGGCGCCAGTGTCGGCAGGCGCATGATGAATTTCGGTCCAGTATGGTTTCACTTGGTTTTCTCCTGATTGGGGGCAGTTGGTGTTATCAGGGCTTCCTGGATCATCGCGCCCACATAGCGGCGGCCTTCACCAAAGGCCGACAACCGTTCGCTGTGTTCATGGAATGTCAGTTCGTAATAGCCGCAGAAGCGCTTGATTATGACCTCGAGTGCCAGTTTCTGTTGATCCCCGTTCCCGACTCCAGCCCCTAAGCTCTTGATAGCCATGACTTCTTTGACAGTCAGGTCCTGAGGCCAGTTGTCACCAAGCGGCTTTGGTCCGGGAGCAGGTTTATCTCGCATTATCGTATCCCCGCCTTGGCAGCCTGTGCCGCCACATCGGCCATCTGGGCGGCTTCTTCAATGGCACCCTGGCTTTGCGCGGCCTCGGTAATTTCGGCCTGGGCGGCCGCAACCTCCGGGTCATCTTCCTCGCGCATCCACCGGGCAGGTGCGATAGCGATCATTGTGTCGCCATAGGCCTTGGCGACATTGAACCGCGCCGCCACTTTCGGATCTGCACCGGCTGCTGCCTGTGTCAGTTCCATGGCCCGGCCAAAGGTCAGCGCCAGGCCATCACGCCGGGCATCTTCAATCGGGTTGTCATAGGTCCAGTCAAACTCACGGCCGTCGATGTCCTCCGGCCGGTCTTCTTCCTGGCCCAGCCAGCCCATATTGACAGCGACCTCGTAGGTGAGATCCAGCACCCTGCCGTTACGTTCAGGTTCCGCTGGTTCGATGATCGGCTGCGTGGCGCGCTGAAACTCCTGCCAGCGGCGCTCCACTTCCTGCGCCGTCATCTCGCCACCGCCCACCGGCAGGAACAGCTTGTTCAGATACCAGGCATCGCCGAGTTGCTGGCGCATGGCCCCGTGCAGCGACACGCCAAGCTCCGGAACCTTGCCCAGATTGACCGGGCGGATGGCATCGCCATTACGCTCGTCATAATTCTTGTCCACCCAGGTTATGCCACCGGGAAACAGGTTGACCGGTCCCAGCACCACTTCAGACTGCCCGACCAAAGGTGGCTCCACCGCATTCTCGCCTGCCTGCATGATCGACCATGTCATCGACTGCATGGTGCGCGCATCAGGTGTCGAGATCACAGCACACGGCGAGATCGCGTACGGCGAGCCCGACAACCTGAACCAGCGGCTCACCGCATAGCGCAGTTCGTTGAGCTCTTCTTCAAACAGAATGTCTTTGGTGTCTTCACAGATATAGACCGACACCCAGTCCTTGGCGGCAGACTTTGGCTTGTCGGCCACGTAGTAGGCATCGATCGGCATCGCCACATGCAGGCACTGCACCTTGTCGTCGGGGGATTTTTTCAGTTTTTCGGTGACTTTTTTGGGGATCGTCCAGCCGGCCTTCTTCTTCGCGCACAGGTGCGCCACCTTCATCTTGAAGCGGCGGTAGACAGTGTCGACCTCACCATCGACATCTTCCGCCCAGGCACAGTCACGCAGGTGCCAGGTGCGATACAGCATGCCGGAGCGATCAGACCGTGGTTCAGCAGATGTCACGCAATTGCCGAAGGTGACATATTGATGGTCCGCCAGCGCCTGCGCTGAAATGAACTGGGACTTGTTGTCATACAATAAAGAGCGCATGCGCTTGTCGGTGCGCTCATAATGCGCACGGATCGCCTGCTGCGCGTTGACCTCGTCATCGCGATCCCTGCCCTTGAACCACTCCCGGCCCTTGGGACGCAGCACCGAGCCCAGATAATTGCCGAAGTCGCGGCGATACAGGGCCGGGGTTGAATCATACAGGTTGGAGGCAAAGCCATCGTCGGACTTCCTGGTGGTGAAGTCGGCGTGTTCGGGAAAGTGCAGTTCAGCCACTTCCTGCCAGAACGAGTTGAGCGCCTGCCTGGCGGCAAAGGCAGACGCGGCCATGGCACACAGGCGGGTGGCGCGTTCGGGCAATGCCATCAGGCGGTTCCGCCCAGGTTGGAGCCGGAATAAGACTGACCGGAATAGATGGTTGACTCCCGTCCGCCGCGCTTCTTGCGGCGCTCACGCACCTTGTCACGCGCCGCAACCTTGCTGGCAAACGAATTGGGATCAGGCATTTTGCTGACGGCAACTTCCGATATCTTCGGCTTGAAAATCGAACCGATTGCCTTGATGGCCTTGGACATGGGTGTCTCTCCTTTTAAATGATATCGCTCACGCGAGTTGGCTTGCGCCAACCGCTCCGCTAGGGCGGGCCTGACCGGCCCGAGGCCCAGTCGGGCCTAGTTCCAGAGTTCATTGTTGAGGTCGAATAGCTTTCGTCGCTTCGCTGAGGTCGTCCGTCGATCCTGAACAACTGTAATGATGAATTCTCATCCGAGGCACGAAGTGCTGAGGCAAGGCCGACTGGCCGTCGCACGAAGTGCGCCCCAGCGGAGCGCAGCCGGCAGGCTGCTTGCGTGAGCGGAGTAAACCCAAGACCCGCAATACTCTTCATCGTATCGCTGATGCACACGAGTTTTGCGGTTATTTGTGTAAGCAGGTCAATGCAGGCTGCATGCAACAGAACAGGACTGTTGACTGGCGCATAGATAACCTACTGTTACAGATGCATAATTGTCATCCTCGGGCCTGTCCCGAGGATCCATTCTCCAGTCACCGCCTCGACGTCACCGCCCGTTGTGGCAGGTCGTGCGATCTGTATCTCCCTGCCCGTCTCTTGCCTGACGCCCAGTGGGCCATGACCACGGCATCGCCCCTGTCCGGGGACCGGCCGATGCGTTTTCTCAGTTCCTGCTTGTCCTCGATCTGTATCCTGGCACCCGGCACCACCTTGTAAGTCGGTGCGCACAGATCGCTTTTCAGTTCCGCATCGCGCGGTAAAGCGATCTGGCCGCCATACTCCGGGTCCAGTGCTTCACGCAGTGCCCACCAGGCGGCCGCCCTTAAGTTCAGGAAACCGAGCGTACCGGACTTGTCGCGGCCCGGGCCAGCTGATGCGCCGTTGAACTGGGCCGGTGACAGGGTCTGCTTCAGGTGATCATAGGTTGACCCGCCATAGCCGCCGCCCATGTCGAGCACCACTTCGGCCCCGTCCCGCAGCTGCATGAAGATCAGGCCGGCAACGCTCGGGCCGTCATGCGTATCGACGCCTTTATAGGTCTTCAGCCTGGCAAACCAACCGCCGTGGCGGGCCGCCAGCACCGTCATGTCACTACCGCCCTGGGCGATGTCGACACCCAGCGCCGTCATGGGGGATGAGGAGCCCGCCTCATGCCAGCGATCCATGGCGGCCTCCACCCAGCTTTGCGGGATCACCTGGAACGGTTCATCGCGCTGGCCGACGGTAAAGTCCCCTTCCATCATGGCCTCGCGCATGCCCGACGGCAGGGCTGCCAGAATGGATGCATAGCCGCTGTCTGCAAGGTC